TCAAGTCATTAAACCGACGCGCAACGGCGGACCATAGCCGGATGTAGTCGATTTCTGAACGATTTCAAGGCGGCTTTCGGCATCAAACCCACCCGGATAGTCGAGCGCGCGCAGATCGTCGCCATAGACGAACCGGCTCTCCATCGCCTCGGTTTCACGACGCAGGGTCTCGCCCTGATAAAAGCGCAAACGATAGACCTCCGCCGCCTCGTCCATCGGCGGTTCCAGATCGAGATGGTCGCCGCCGTAACGCGCGCACCGCAGCCAGCGGATCGCCAGCCCGTCGGTCTCGCGCCGCACCCGCCCATGCACCGGGGCGCGCGGTCTGAGCGCCAGACCGGTCCACACCGCTTCGACCTCGATGGCACCGTCCGCCGCGCCGCCGAAACCGCTGCGACCGGCCCGCCACAGACGCGGCAAACCCACTTCGTCGTTGGACATCTCGGCGCGCGTAAAATCCGCAGGCAGGTGAACGACCGCCGCACCATCCGCGATGGCAAACGCCCGCGTGCCCCATTGCCCGCGCAATAGCCCGCGCAACCGATAAAGACGCGGCCCCAGCGGCACGACCTCGCGATACTGAATGATCTCCCACTCATCGCCCTTAACGCAGATGAAGTTCTCGCCGCCCAGCACATCGGCCTCGGCGCGCGATTGCAGGGCTTCGCCTTCGAGATAGATATCGAGAAGGGCCTCACGGAGCCACACCCCCGATTGCCCCGCCGCCAGCGCCATGCGCGTCTCGCCGATGCCCGCCGCCTGACGCACCTGACCGCGCAGACGAAGCGCGCTCTCACTGGCTCCGGCGTAGATATCGACGCCCATAAACGGCGCGGATGAGGCGACCAGAATGGGCCGCGTATTGGTCTCATCGGCCCCGAAACACGGCAGTTCCAGCAGGGTGAAACCGCTCAAGATCGGCGTAATAACGCCTTCACCACCGCCCGAAGGTTCGCCCGACACCACCGCCCGTGACGACGGCACCGGCGTCAGCAGCGCCGAAGGTCGTTCCGACAGGTCGATCCCACTGATGCGATAGTTCACGCCTTCGAACGCCACCGCATCGCCGATTTCAAAGCGCAGGACCTGCGCGGGCGACAGATCGACACTGAGGCTTTCGCGCACCCCCTGCGCCTGAGCGAGCGTGTAACCGGCAAAGTCGCGCGCCTGTGCCGCCGTCAGAGCCAGCGACAGGTCGAGGCTCAGCGTGTCGCCGCCGGCCGTGTCGGCGCGCGCATGGACCGCCTGCACCTGATAGTCGCGGTCGAGGTCGTAACAGCGCAGGATCAGCGCACCCGGAACCTCCATCAGATCGCGCCGTGCCAGCACCGGATCGCGGTCATGGAACGCCAGATCATCGCGCGACAGCTCCACCGCCGTACTATCGGCGACCACTATCAGCCCGTTCCGGTCGGCGATTTCCAGCCCCAGATAACTGAGCACCGGCTCCAAAGCCTGCGCCGCGCGCATCGGCTGTTCGATGACGTAGCCGTCGATCTGGCCCGACGACGACGACACGTCAATTTCCGCCCCGGCCTGAGCGGCTATTGCGGTGAGCAAATGCTTAGCCGAGGCCCCGCCCATGCGCCCGTTGAGCCAGTGGCCCGTGCGCCAGTTGTCGCCGTCGCCCCACACCTCTGATTTCTGCGGAAAGGCCGGATAGGGCCGCGCGTCCCAGCACCACACATCCATACCACTCAGCATCGGCGCGCCGTAGACCATGCTGACCGGATTGTTGGCGGGATCGTTATAAAACTCGGCCAGTGCCGTCAGATAAGCCCGCTGCGCCCGATCGTCGCGTTCACCGGTCGAGTACGGCGGCACAGCGCTTTCCGACGACTTCGGATCGAGGAACAGGTTCGGCGCGTTCGGCCCCTTGTCGATGGCCCCGCAGCCATACTCGATGAACCGAACCGGCTTGGATTGTGGCACCCACGCGGTTGGCGTCGCAGAACGCATCCCATCTGGCCGGTCGTGGTGCGCATTCGCCCACCAGTTCAGGACGTCCTTAGGTCGGAACAGCCAGTCTTCGCCATGGGAGGAGCCATCGATGATCGGTGTACGGATCTGCGCGTCGCGATCCTCCTCCGACGCATAGTACCAGTCGAAGCCCTCGCCGCCGCGCATCCGTGAAGTCAGATAGGCCTCGTCGTAAATCGAATCCGCGACCTCCGCATCCAGATGTTCGCCGTCGCGCCAGTCGGTCAACGGCGCGTACCAGTCGATGCCGACGAAATCGATATTGGCATCGACCCACAGCGGGTCGAGGTGGAAATGCACCGCGCCGCCCGCCTGATGACCGAAATATTCGCTCCAGTCGGCGGCGTAGGAAATCTGCGTTTCCACCCCGACGATGGCGCGGACTTCCGCCGCCAGCGCCTTCAGCGCCGCGACCGCCGGATAGGTGCCGCCGATGCGTGCGGTGGTCACCCCGCGCAGTTCGGAACCGAGCAGGACCGTATCGACGCCACCCGCCTCGACGCCCAGTGCCGCCAGATGTGTGACAAAGCGGTTCAGGCCCCATTCGTTGGTAAAAAACGCCGCCACATCGCTGCCTGACGTGATCCGTCCGCGCCACGGAAAACCGGCGCAGTCCATCAGGATGAACGGCACCAGCGTGACCGCATAGCCGCGCGCTTTCAACGCCCGGATGGCATCGACCACTGTCTGATCCGACGGCGTGCCGCCATAGGCCGGACGGTCATCCAGCGTGCTGATCAAATGCGCCTCGGCGCGGTTCAGCCCCGCCACGGACCAGTGCAACGGCTTGGTCTTTTTGTCGCGCTGTTCGACGCCGGGTTTGATCTGGCACACGCCCGCATCGAGGCTGTCGCCGAACCAGCTCACCACCAGATTGACGCGTTTGACGTTCGGCAGCTGTGCCTGAAGCTGATCGAGCGCGACGAGAAAATCGGGTCGCCCGTCAGTGCTGTTCTGCGTCTCCCAGCGCGCGCCGCTGAGGCCTTCGAGCACGGCATTATGCGCGGTCGCATAGACGAATTCGCCCGCGCCGGGAATCAGGCAGACCCCGTCGATCAGAGTCTCCAGACCGTCACCCGGCGGTCTGCGGAACACCTCGACCGACAGGCTGGGCGGGCGGTTGCCGAAGGCCGCCAACGGCAAGTCTTCGAACACCAGATAGGCCAGACCGCGATAGGCCGGGGCCGAGCCTTCGATCGCCTCGATCAGGGCGTCCGGCATCTGGTCCTCGCTGCCGGTATAGAGCCGGTAAGCGAGCGCCGACTGATCCAGCAATTGTCCGTCGGCCCAGATGCGCCCGATGCCGTCGATGGGGCCTTCACACAGACCCACGGCGAACGACAAACTATAGGCGTAGGACTCGGTCTTCGGCGACGATTTCGACGCGCGCGTGGTCGAGCGGTTTTCCTTCAACCGCGCCGTCCAGATGATCGTCCCCGCCACGCGTCCGCGACCATAGACCTGCTTGATCGGCGCGCCCTGATCCGCGGACGCGACGCGCACGCCTTCCAGCCGCGAGCCCAGTTGCCGGACGGGCGAAAGCGCATTGACCACAGTACGGTCGATGGCCTGCCCGAGAGTCGAGCCGATGATGCCACCGACCGGCCCGCCCAGAGCTGTACCGATGGTGGTAAGAATAACCTGTGCCATAGATTCCTTTCCCCTCGCCCCTATGGGGAGAGGGTGGCCGAAGACTTTAGTCTTTGGCCGGGTGAGGGGAGTCCGGGGTGCCGATGGCAGCCCCCTCACCCCAACCCTCTCCCCACAGGGAGAGGGGGTTAAAACCTAAACGCCGCAACCACGTGCCGTCGCCACCACGTCCCGAGCCAGGTCTCGACGACCGCATGGCTCCAATAGGCATGGATCAGAGCGGACCTCGGATCGGCCATATCGCCGGCGCTGAGGATCGCCGCGTGCTTGGCGACGGCGCCGGGTTTCAGTCGAAATACCAGCACGTCACCGGCCTGCGCTTCACCCACCGCGACCGGCATCAGATAGCGCGCCAGACCGTCCAGCAAGACCTCACGGCCGCCGATCTCGGCCCAGTCGCCGGTATAGGGCGGCAGGTCCCATGGCTCTTCGCCCTGCACACTGCGCCACACGCCGCGCACCAGCCCCAGACAATCGCAGCCGACGCCTTTGAGGCTCATCCGGTGCTGATAGGGCGTGCCGATCCACGACCGCGCCTCGGCTAAAACCAGATCACGCACGACCCGCCCCTGACCGTGACCGCCCGTCCATCACGTCGCCGGAACGGGGGTAAAGCGTGACAAAATCCTCACCCGGCAGGTCGGGGAAGCCACGAAAATTGAGCGCGTTGCCGTGTACGCCGTGACAGGTCGCATAGCGCTTGTCGCACGGCCCGTCGCCCATCGCGCCGCACCGCGCATCGCCGAACACGGCGTCGCACAGCGGTGTAAACCGCCGCCCTATAACGCGCTGAAGTCTGGCCGCGGCGCCTTCGACGTGGGCGACGAAGGTTGAGCCCGCGCCCACCCCGCCGCGCGCTTCGATCCGCGCCAGAGTCCCCGCGCCCATCGTCACAGGGTCACCGCTGGACCACTCGACGACGAAGCTCTCGACCGCCGCGCCGTCATAAAGCCCTGCGCGTATATCGGCAGGATCGAGCGCGTCGGCGGTCAGCACGCCCGACACCGAAGCGTCCGACGCCTCCATGCCGAGATCCACAGATGCCGCGCCCTGCGTCAGACCGGTGGCCGCTTTGCAGACCACATCAAGCACAGTCAGGTCGCGGTCGTGATCGGTAAAGCCCAAACGCTCACCATCGCTGCGTGTGATGATCCACGCATGGCAGAAACGGACCGCGCCCTGCACCAATGCCGCACTTATCGTTTCCGGAATATGTCGCATGATGCTCCTTCCCCTCGCCCCTGCGGGGAGAGGGGGTTAAACTCTGATCTCGACCAGCGGCACCGCCGCCACGCGGCCGGCGTCGAAGCCTTCCAGCGTCAGGTCCAGTCGGTCGGAATCAAACCTGACCGGCGTGTCGAACTCGAACCCGGCGCGGATAACGACACCCGCCGCCGGGGCCGCTGAAAACGTTACCAGACCCGTCGTGTGATCGACGCTGAAGGCGGTCGTGACGACGCCGTCCAGTGCCACCTTGACCGTGTCCGCGACCGGCTTAGCGATCGCCCGCGTCACGCCGCCATAGGCCTTGGTCAGTTGAAACACCGTCCGCGCGCCGTCGCCCGTGCCGATCACCTGATCCGTCGCCGTTACCGCCGCATTGACCGCACTACTCTTGAAATCGGCGAAGTCCTTGAAGCGGAAGCCGTACAACTGACCTTCGCGTGCCTCGAAAAAGGCCAGCAGTTCCGCCGCGTCGTGCAGCGAGCGGACCCCTGCCCCGATCAGATACCGGCGGCGACCCTGCGCCCAGGGACTGATCCGTTGCTCATGACCCGACGCCAGAGTCGTGATCTGCGTCCGCCGCTCGACCCCAGCCCCCGACCCAAAGGCCAGACGCGCGGGAAAACTGACGTCGTGAAACATCACCGGCTCCCTAATCTGGCGGCGCGGTGCAAAGCCGCCGCGATCTGCGCTTCCGACCGCACGAGGCTGTCGGCCCCGCCCGCGATGTTCAGCGACACATTGACGGTCGGGCCACCACCGCTGCCGATCTCGCCCGAGGTCGCCGGACGGAACCATTCCGGCCCACGCTCGCCGACCAGATAAGACCCGCCCGCCGTGACGTAACCGCCATCGGCGCGCGCGCCGGAAAAGGCCTTCGAGGCTCCGTTCAACACGTCACCCAAAACGCTGGCTAACGATCCGCTGCCGGACGATCCCGCTGCTGCATTGACGGCGTTGATGATCGCGGACGCCAGTTCCGACAGGCTGATCTCACCGTCCTTCGCCGCGCGGCTCAACGACCGCGCCAGAGACGATCCGGCTTTCGAAAACGCCTGATCTATGGCGTCGGCGGATTCCTGCGCTGGCCCCTTAAGGGCCTGCAAGGCGACCGCCGCTTCGTTGATTTGGGCGGTCAAGCCGTCCAGTTCACTGTTCATATTCGTCATCCGGAAAAAGGGTCATCAGGTCGGTCAGGCCCCGCTTATCCAGCGGCACCGCCTGTTCCGGCGGCGCGGTCAGCCACAGCCATTCACGCCAGCTCAGACGCCAGAAGGCGTCGGGCGACAGGCGCAGTTCGACCACGCCCAGCCGGAACATCGCGGCCCATTTTTTTGTCGCGCATTCGTTTCCGAAAACCGCTTCACACTTTTCGGAATGCGCTCTAGTCATCATTCATTGCGCGGAACGCCGCGACGATAGCCTCGATGGCCTCAGCCAGACTGATGTGCAGAACCGGCAGTTCGATCTCGTCGAGGACCAGCGCCTTGAGTACCGCCCAGACGTCCTTCGCGCCCATCGTCGCCAGTTTGGCGGCCAGCGCCTCGAAGCCCGTGACGTCGAAATGGGTTTCGAGTTCCGCCAAAGCTTTCAGCGTGACGCAAAGGCGCAGATCCTTGCCGCCGATACAGGCGACGACTTCGCCACGCGCTTTATTGATGAGGGGTGTATCAGAGGCTGACAAAGGTCACCTCCCCCGCCGAAGCCAGCGTCAGGGCAAAGGTCGCTTCGGCGTCGTGATCGCCGGCATAGTCGAGCGAGGCGATCAAAAACGCGCCGCTGAACTGTCCGAAATCCGGCACGATGATCTGCCAGTTTCGCGCCGTCTGGGCGAAGAAGGCTTCGCGCATCACGGCGTCGGACGCGGCGTCCTTGAAGACACCGGAGCCGGACACCGAGAGCGCCTTGACACCCGCCCCGGCCATCAGTTCGCGCCAGCCATTGGGGCTTTGCGAGTCGGTGACATCGACGGTCTTTGCATTGAGCGACACGGTGCGCGCCCTGAGGCCCGCGACGGTAACGTAAGCCGTACCGTCATGAATTTTCAGCAGCATGTCGCGGCCTTTTTGCAGGGCCATATGAGTCTCCTTTCAAACGAAGAACGCCAACCCGCTAGGGCGCGGCGAAAAGGGCTGGCTTTTGAGCATTGAAGGCGACGTGTACTTTTGTACACGAGCCGAAACGCGCAGAAAGACGGCGCTTTGCAGACCCGCCCTAGATAGGGTTGGCCTCGGTGACCACCCGCAGTCGGACCAGCCCGTAGATCGACCGCTTGTCGGCACTCCGGAACACATCGAGATAGCTGACGCGCACCGAGACCAGATGCTGATCGTCGAGGCTCAGCGCCGCCTGATCGAGCACCACGCGCAGTTCGAAGGCGATGGCTCTCGCCTCTTCGGTGCCGGAAAAACGCGACACCGCCATCAGGGTAATGACCTGTTCGGTGGCCGTATCGGCACCGCTGACGGCCTGCGCTTCCACACGCGTCAGAGCGACATACGGAAAGACCGGATCGGGCGGCACGTCGTCGTAAATCCGCACCATGTTGCCGAGCCAGACCTTCAGCGTATGCTGGCTTTTCAGGTGCGCGATCAGGGCCTTTTGCACGTCGCGTAAAGGATCGAGCGCCATCAGTGCACCCGCCCGAGACGCACGCGCACGGTCCCGTTCTGGTCTTCGTCGATAGACAAGACCGTCCAGTCCTGTCCGCGGATTTTAAGATAACCGCCGCGTTCGATGCCCGAAGCCGATCGACAGGTGAATTCCGCATACTGACGGATCAGGGTTTCACCTTCAAACTCTTGCGATTCCTGCGGCACGTCCGTTTGAAAATCACCCCAGATCGTGCCTTCATATTGCGGCGCCTGGTTCGATCCTCCGTATACGGTTTCCGTTCGGATCAGGCGGTAGATTTTCGCCGGGGTCTTCAGATCGGCGGCCTTAAGCGGGTTCATAGCCGCACCTCGCGATAGGGGGCGATCCACGGCTCAAGGCCGTCCAGCGACACCTCGCCCTCGCCGCGCACGGCATAGGCCCGCGCCACGAGATCGAGGACCGCCAGCCGCAACGGCGCGGCGGAATTCACATCGAGTACAATACCCAGCGCGGCTTCCAGACGGGCCTTGGCCGCAGCCACCAGCGCAGCGATCAGCGCGTCTTCGTCGTCGTGCGACACGCGCAGGAAAAGCTTCGCTTCAGCGAGCGAAACGGGGTCTGACATGAGAGATTTCCTTAAATCCCCTCTCCCCTATGGGGAGAGGGTGGTGCGAAGCACCGGGTGAGGGGGAGGCCGGGGGAACCATCGTTGCCCCCTCATCCGGCTTCCTGCGGAAACCACCTTCTCCCTCAGGGAGAAGGAAGTTACGACGCCGCGATCTTCAGCACCTTGATCGCGTCGAAGTTCTGCACGCCGCCGCCGACGCGCTTGGTCGTATAAAACAACACGTACGGTTTCGCTGAATAGGGATCACGCAGCACGCTCAGGCCGGCGCGATCGACGATCAGATAGCCCTTGGCGAAGTCGCCGAACGCCACCGGCAGGGTGCTCGCGCCGACATCGGGCATGGCCTCGATCTCCTGCACCGGATAGCCGAGCAGCTGCGGCAATTGCCCCGCCTGCGTCGATGGCTGCCAGATATACTGACCGTCCGAACCCTTGAACTTGCGGATCTTGGCCGCCGTGCGGCGGTTCATGACGAAGTGCGCGTTCGGACGATACTTGGCCTCGGTCGCATAGGTCAGGTCGATCAGGGCATCGACCGGGCCGGACGACGCAAAATCCGCCGCCGCGCCCGACACGATATGACCGATCTGCCCCCAGGTCGCCGAGGCGTTGGCGGCGGTCGTGTAGTTGAGGAACCCCTTCGGCTTGTTGGTGCCGTTGCCGATGACGAAGGCCTCGGTTTCCTGTGCCGCAAAGCTGTCCTCGATCTCGGACGCCAGCCATTCGTCGAGATTGATGAAACTGTCGTCGAGCAGGGCCTGCGTGGCCGCCGGAGACGCATAAAGCTCCGCCGCCGGGAATTCCAGAAGCGCCAGCGTCGCCGGATCGGTTTCCGGACGTGCGGCGGCCTCGGCGACCCAGCCCGCGACGACGCCGGCGGTCGAGACCGGTTTCTTGAATGTTGCCGCGCCGACCGTGCGGACGGTGGCCAGCGAGCGCATTACTGATACCTGCGCCAGACGGCGTTCGACGAAGCGCTCGGTCTCATAGGGTGCCAGCGCGCCGGAACCCGACGCGGTGGACAGCCCGGCCTTCAGTTCCAGCGTTACGCGGCCCGAGCGCATATAGCCGTCCCAGGCGGTTTTGGCCTCGGTCTGATCCGGTTGCGCGGCGGCGATATCCGGGCGCGCCTTCTGGCTCAGCAGGCGGTCGAGGCGTGCCTGAGCGGCATTGAGGTCGCGGTCGATGCGCTCGACCTTGTCGTCGAGCAGGCCGTCGCCCTGCTTCTTTTCCAGCGCGTCGAGGCGCTGATCATTGGCCGATTTGAAGGCCTCGAAGGCCGACAGGACTTCGTGCAAGGCCGCCTTGACCTCGGTCGAGGCGGTGACGTGTTTCGTTTCGTTCATATAAGTCTCCTTCTAAATCCCCTCGCCCTTTGGGGAGAGGGTGGTGCGAAGCACCGGGTGAGGGGGAGTCCGGGACGCCTATGGCAGCCCCCTCACCCCAGCCCTCTCCCCATAGGGGCGAGGGGGTATTCTTCTTGAACGCGCCTGAACCGCGCGCTGCTCAGCATCGGAAACGTCACCAGCGACACCTCCCACAGGGCCACGGCGCTCAGAACGCGCAGCCGCCCGGTTTCGTCAAAGCGGCTCTTTTCGGTGCGGAACCCGATGCTCAGACCGTCGATCACACCCGCCTCAGCCAAGGCCATGACCATGCGACCTTCGGGCGTCGCGTCGATAATCCGGCCCCGGACGAACAGCCCGGTCTCGTTCTCGACCACCTCATCCCAGACGCCGATCGGGGCCGCGACCTTGTGCTGGTAAAGCATCCGCACGCCTTCCGGCCCGGTGCGCAAAAGACTGTCGCGAAAGGCCCCCGGCACGACGACATCGTCGTTGAGATCGCGCTCGTAAAACCGCGAGGCGTAGCCTTCGATGATCATATGCGCGCCTCGTCCAGCTTGATTTCGATCCGCGCCAGAGCCGCGCGTGTGGCCAGCGCCTGTTCTTCCAGCCGCGCCAGTCGCTCGACCACCCCGGCCTGCTGCTGAAAGCGCGCCTCCAGCGTGTCGAGCCTCGCCCCGGCGCGCCCGAACCACATCAAAGCCGCCGCCGATTGCAGGATGATCGTCATGATCACCCCGCCGGTGAAAATCTCACTCATATGAATCTCCGTGGTCGGAGGGTTGGGCGGCTACGGCGCTCAACCCCGCCAGACGCCGCTTTTCGCTGGCGTCCATGAAGGTCGAGGCCTCCAGCCGCGCCCACAAAGCCTCGCGCTCCGCCGACAGGGCGGGCAGGCCATCGATATCGGCGACGATACGCGCGCCGGGGAACTTCGGACTGAGCCAGTTCGACAGCGACCGCGTCGTCTTTTCGACCAGCGGCAGGACCGTATGACGCCAGAAGGCGGCATTGGCCTCGCGGTAGTTGGCGTAGGCATTGTCGCCTGGGATCCCCAGCAGCTGTGCCGGGATGCCGAAGGCGAGCGCGATGTCGCGCGCCGCGGCGTGCTTGCCTTCGATAAAATCCATGTCGGCGGGCGACAGCGACATCGGCTTCCAGTCGAGCCCGCCTTCGAGCAACAGAGGCCGCCCGGCATTATCGATCCCGGCATGATCCTCGGTCAGTTGCGTCTTCAGCCGTTCGAACTGCTCGGCGCTCAGGCGATCCGACGCCTTGCCGCCATAGACCAGCGCCCCGGACGGTCGCGCCGCATTATCGAGCAGGGCCTTGTTCCAGGCCCCCGACGCATTGTGAACGTCGATAGCAAAGGCTGCGGCCTCCAGCGGCGAAAAGCCGTACCAGTCGTCGAGCGGGTGCCACAGCTTCAGGTGCAGGACCTTCAGCCAGCCGGTCTCATCGCGGGCGATCCGCGTCGTCCGTCCACTGACCTTATAGTCGTAAGCTTCGGGCCAGCCCTTGGCATTGGGCACGACCTGCACGCGCTCGGACCGCAGGGCCCACAGCTCGAACGGTTGATCGTCGATTTCGGCGGCCTCGATATAGGCGTTGCCGGCGGTTTGCAGCGAGGCATAGAGCGCCTCGCGCAGATCGGCCCCGCCCTGTTCGGCGTTGGGGCGTTCGAGCAACGCTGCCAGCGGATGCGCCGTGTCGTGCCGCCCGTCGCAATCGACGCGCAAGGGCACCGACGCCGCGGCTTCGGCGATCATCCGCACGCAGCGATAGGCGACGGCGTTTTTCGCAAAGCCTTCGCGGGCGAGGGCTTCATATTCGCGCGGCGTCCACTGCGCCCGCCCCTGCCCTGTCAGGGCGATCAGGGCGCGGGTTTGCGAGTCCTTGGTTTCGGGCACAGAAGGTCGCCGCCCGAAAAGGGTGTTGAAAAAATCAGGCATAATGTCCTCGATGAATCCCCTCTCCCCGTGGGGAGAGGGTGGTGCGAAGCACCGGGTGAGGGGGAGTCCAAGACTCCGACAGAAGCCCCCTCACCCCAGCCCTCTCCCCACAGGGAGAGGGAGCTATAATCTGCGCATCCGGGGCTCCGCTCTTCCCGTGATCATCAGCGCCGTGATCGCCCAGACCAGCGCATCGGCGCGGTCCGGCGAATGGCGCATCTCCTCCGTCCCCAGCCCCATCATCTCTTCTTCGAGGGCGACAAAGCGGCCCGTATGGACCACCCGCCCCTGTTCGTAGAGCGCGGCGACCGGCTCGGCGCGGGCGCGTTTGCCGACGCGGGCGTGGACCAGTTCGACCGGCGCGTCGCACCCGGCACCGACCAGCACCTGACGGACCATGTCGCCGCCCTGATTGGCTTCGGCGACGACGCGATGGGCGTCGTATTCGGCGATCTTCGCCGCCACCACCGCTGCCCAGCCCTGCGGCGTGGCCCCCGACAGGGTCGCGTCTTCGAGCACATAGGCCCGATTGTCACGTCGTCCGGCGACCACGATCCCGCAGGCGTCGCCCGTGCTGGACACAGGCGGATCGACCGCCACCACCAGATCGTCGAACGCCGGGGGCCGGTTGCCCAGACAGCGGCTGAGATCCTCGGCTCGCCACAGGGCGCGGCGGTCGTCCTCGACCACCAGCCCTTCCAGTTCCTGCGCCGCCAGCCGCGTCCCGCCGTAGAGCCCTTTCAGGCCCTCCAGAAACGGATCGGCCAGATTGAAATAGTTGCTCGCCGTATTGGACCGCGTCATCACCGTGCCTTTTTCGGCCATCAGCGTCTTCAGCGCCCGCCCCGGCTTCGGCGTCGTCGTGACGCACAGTTGCGGTGCATTACCCAGTCGCAACCCCATCCGTAACATCGCCAGAACCTCCGCCGGTTGCCGCCAGGCGCAGAACTCATCCGCCCAGGCGTAGTGAAATTGCGGGCCGCGCAAACTTTCCGGGTCTTCCGCCGAATAGGCGTAGGCCACGGCCCCGTTCGGCCACCTCAGCCGCTTGCGCGACACCTCGTAAGACGGGCGATTTTTCGGGTCAGCGATGGCCTTGAGGCCCGACGGCCCTTCGATCATCACCTCGCGCACATCGTGCAGGGTCGGCCCGACGAGGGCGAAGCGCAGCCCCTTGGCGATCAGCGACTTGACCCACTCGGCCCCGGCGCGCGTCTTGCCCGCGCCGCGCCCGCCGAGAAACAGCCAGGTCAGCCACTCACCCGGCGGCGGCGTCTGGGCCTCGGTCGCGTAAAACGCCCACTCCGTCATCTTGGGCCGCCAGGTCGCGCTGTTCTGCTGCTTCCGCCAGAAGGAAATTTCTTCGTTGCTCAGCCATGCCAAAGAGCTTGCGTTCAAGCTTGAGTCCCCAGCTTTCGCGAGCGTCCTGATCGTCTCCAGATCCGTCGGTTTCGTCGGTTTCCATGTCGTTGTCTCCGTCATCGCCCACCATTTTGTGGATTTGCTCGGCCGCCTTGGCGACGACCAGAACGACCTTGGCCCTTTTTTCCAGCAGATTGAGCGCGTTCAGCGACGGTGCCTGTTCGGCATCCTTAATCAGGCTGTCAGCCAGCGTCATAAGCTGGCTGATCTGCTTTTGGCGGATGACCTTGAGGTCGGCGGGTTTGAAAGGCGTGTCGTTTTCCAT